GCGATTGTTTTTGCTAACCATTCGTCTTGATCAGTAAACATATTAAATCCTTTTGGTCGTTGAGCCAATATTAAAATATGATTGCCGCTTGTTCGCCAAGGCTTAATTGTTACGCCGTGCCACTCACTAAATGTTTTCCATTTGTCTGTATTGATATTTTTAAAAAAATATGTGCCTGTATCTGGATATACTGTATTTAAACTGTATCTATGCCATTCGTGTTCTTTACGTGAGTAGTGTAGTATATTACTGTCTACAAAAATAGAAGGAGTTCCTTGTTTTTTAAGATAATCAATAATTTTTTTTCTAAAATTATCTTCTAAAGTGTAACCTAAGACAAATCCTGCATCTAATTTCTGGTCTGGTAATTGATTATCTCGAAATTCTATTATATTATCGCCGTGGGTTCTTACTCCTGTAGCAAAATTGTCCATCAATGTTACTTTATTAGAAAACTTTGCAGGATTTGATATCGAGTTGTAAAAAATGCCAATGTTCATTATTTCCAATCTTTAGATTTAACATAGCTAAAATTGCCCTCTTCTTCTAGCCTATGACGTCCCATTAAATAATTATGATATTCAATAGTAACAATACTTTGATTTATTGCATTATCAGCTGAAGTATGATAAGTGCGATAAAACTTAACCAGTCTTTTAGCTGCCGAAGGTTTTATTGCATACCCGACTGTTCCAGGCATAGATGAATTTGGATATTTTTTAGGCTGAGGATTCCCAACTGGATTTTCTAAGTGAGTCTTGTATGGCTCGTTCTCATAACTAGTTTTTCCTAGCACTAATATTAAAATGTCTTGCCAGTCAATTTCAACAAAATTTCTATAAAACTTAACATCATCCTCGAATATCATAATAGGCTCGTCGAGCTCAATACATTTCCTCCATAGAAGATAATGGCTCATAAAACAACCTACTACACCGGGCATATTAAACTTATCAAAATCTTTTTCTTTTAATCTTTCTTTTTGTAAGATTTTAAAATAATGATTTTCAATAAATTCGTTGTATTTTTCAGGAATTATAAATTCTTTAAGATAGTCTTCGTCAACATCAAACGCCTTGATGCTAAAAGGAAATAATTGTCTTTTTTCTTTTTCTTTTGTACGTATAGCATTGTCACCAAACACACCGGGAAAAAATTCAGCTTCGTGGCCAAACTCTTGCAACTCTTGAACTACCTTCATTGCAGAATCGTACGAGTCTTGTTTTTCTAATAATCCAATTACAAATGCTTTCATAAATCTAATTCTTTAAATTTTTTATACAAAAAAGACCCTTCTACAGGCATCTCGTTTTTGTTTACTCCACCTCTAGTTAACATTTCATTCCAACAATGGTATACGTAAGAGTTAGTAGTAATGCTTTCTATGCTTTCTGTTTTATCTTTGTTAATTGCATCTATTGCATGTTTACAATGTAACGGATAAAAGTATTCAGTACTTAAAATATCACTAACTAGTTTATTTTCTAAAACTAGTCTTGTTATTAATTTTGGGCCTATTTCTCCCCAACCTATTGATCGGTTTTTTTCTGCTAATTTTGTTTCCATCATGTTTAAGGCGATGTCAGACAAAGTTGAATTAACAAATGTTAATACTGCACCGTTAATATCTCCGCGGCCGTTTTCATATCCTGCTACTATATTTTTATTTTCTTTAAGAGTTTTAAATTCAAATTGATCTTTTAAACAAATACAATCTGTATCAAACCACCATCCTTGGTATTTTTGTAAAACTTTATATCTAAATGCGTCACTAAACGCTGCTATACATCCCTGTTTACCTCGCTGGGTAAAAGTTTGAATATCATCAATCTGATAAAATATATTAGCATCACAAATGTTAACATTATACGGAGCATTAATGTTTGAATCAAAAGTCCAAAGATTAACGATCCAGTTGTGTTTAACAAACGATTTTATACAATAAATTTCGTAAACGGATAAGGGTCGGCCGTGCCAGAAAAAATTTGCTACTTGCGTATCATTCATGTTTAAATATCATCCCGTTTCTAGATATATGTTTTGCGCCGTCTTCTTTAGCCAATCGTTGAATTATTTTTGATTCTTCTCGAAGTAACTTGTAATTGCGACTTTCTAAATGTTTAATCCAGTATTCACTCTCTTGACAATTAACATGATGCCACCCTGGCTGACCAGGAACTGCGTGAGTCATTAAAATTAGTTTGCCAGAGCAAAGCGTGTCTAGCAAATTAGAAATATATTTTTCTTCAATATGCTCAACTACCTCAACGCAGTTTACAAAATCTACTTCTTTAATAAATGGTTTTACGGTTAAATCTATTTCAATTGTTGGATAAATTGCATTATTAACATTGTCTATTAATCCGTCTATAGCAGTTACTTCTAGTCCGGTTTCACTAAACCATTTAGCGGCATATCCTCGACCAGATCCAACATCTAAGACTGTTTTAACTGCAAATTTTTCAATAATATATTTCCATGCCGTTGATGAGAAGGTAGCAGGATCGCCTTCAATAAAGTTTCCGCCTAAATGTGATTTAGCTTCGTCTACAGCGTATGTATATGTTTTCATATTTTTAATAATTCTTCTATTGAGTAAAGGGGTGTCATATATTTTGACACTGTTGAAAGAACACTGCTTTCTAAATCTCCAGCTCTTTTACTTTTAACATTTATATTAAAATTAACATTGTTTATTTTTTTAAAATATTCAATTATTTCCAATACTGAATACCCTTTGCCGTGTCCTAAATTTTCTATTTGTAAACTAGGTTCTTCGATTGATAAATTTAAAGCTTGACAAATTTCGTTTACATGGACATAGTCTCTTATACACGTACCGTCAACAGTATTATATGTATTGCCGTAAAGATTAAATTCTTTTGTTTCTATGGCTTTAATAAGATTAAAAAATAATCCGTCTGGATTAGTTGGGCTAAACCCGTCTTGTCCTATTACATTATAAAATCTAAATATAGTAAAATTTTTGTTAACATCTTTACAAAATTTAGTAACTATGTCTTCAGCTACCCGTTTAGAAATACCATACGGGCTGTTTAGTTGCTCTGCAGCACCTGTACTAGCAAAAATAAAATTCTTACATTTAAAATTTTTTAATATATTTTTTGTTCCTTCAATATTTGTTTGGTAATAGCTAATAGGATCTAAAACTGATTCTCCAACATTAACTAAGGCAGCTAAATGTATCACTGCGTCATATTCTTTATAGAATTCTGTTTTAATAGTGTTTATATCTAACAACATGTTAGTGCTATTCGAAGGAACTATATCAAGTCCGTCTACATTATATGCATCTTTAAGTTGTTTAAAAAGATGCTGTCCAATATATCCGCTAGACCCTGTTATTAATATATTTTTCATGTTGTTTGTTGACAGTAGTTAGTTAGTTCTCTTTCTTTATGCCAGACTTCGTTCATAGGAGTATCAACAAACTCATGAAAGCAAGGTGCTCCTAGAGTATAGTGTAATAATTTAGCATTTTCGTTAGGACCAAATTCGTCCGGTAGCCAGTTCCATTCAATCGGCAGCTCACCTATACGAGCATCATCTAACCATTCAAATCTATGCAGATGTTTACCTGTAGATTTCATAACATAGTCAGGAGTTAGTCTACGATTAGGAAAACTGTTACAGTTCCATATAATCACACTAGACCAATTTTTACGAGGATAGTCTTCGTTTTTTGCGCCCATATACTTAACAGGCATACGTGTTCGATAATCATGCTTGATTACCTGTACATCCTTAGACGGGTCTCTCATAGACCAAAGTTTAGTAATGTCATCTCGTACAATCATGTCGCCATCAATAAAGATAGCATGACCAGTCCAGTCCATTAGATAAGGAACAAGAAATCTAGTGTATATAAAATGGTTGCTGCCGTCCTGGTGTATTTCTTTATAATCTTTAAAAAGATTAAGTGCTACCGGTATAATTTGTACAGGCTGGCTAGCATTACGAATAATACTATTTGCACAAACATGAAATACCGCTGCTTCTCTTGGATCGTAACCTATGAAAACTGGAATCATTCTTTATTTATAAACTATGTACTTTAAGAATATAAATATCATATGCACATTATACCTCTAACTATAGTTGATAAGTTTTTTGACAACCCAGACAGTATACGAAAATGGGCGTTAAGTTTACCTTATTATACAGACGAACTCGGACGATGGCCTGGAGCAAGAACTAAAGCGTTACACGAGATAAATCCAGATTTTGTAGATTATTTTGCTAACAAGTTTTTTTCTTTATTTTTTGATTTTGAAAAAGATAATGTACAATGGTCTATGGATGTATGTTTTCAACAAATTGATAAAACATACGGAACAGGATGGATACATCAAGACGAGCTATGCAGGCTAGCCGGATTAGTTTACTTGTCACCAGACGGGGATAGTCATAGCGGTACTTCAATTTATGCTAGAACAAACGAGGCTATCTTTGCTCCGAATAAAATGGAATCTATTATGACTAAGATTGATTTTTACAAGGGCGGCGACAAAACCTTAGAAGATGCAGAATCTTATAGGAAAAAAGTAGCAACAGAGTTTACAGAAACAGTAAGAGTTAGTAACGTGTATAACAGATTACTTGCATATGACGGCCATATGCATCATGCACCGCACGAATTTACTGCTGAGAGAGAAAATGCTAGATTAACAATGGTATTTTTTGTTAATACCCTACGAGCAGATAGACCACCAATACAGCGTATGCGTACTATATCGACGCATCTTCCATCCCGGCCACTCTAAGTTTGACAATGTTAGTTAATTGCCATTGTTTTTGATCAAGGGCTTTAGTAATACCTAACCATTTATTACGTAGTAAGGCGAACTCGTTGATGATTTTTTCAAAATCTACAACATCGGATTCGCCTTCTACATAACGTTCGCAGTCTCGACTACTTAGTGCTCGTTGATAATTTTCAAGATACTTTCTAAAGTGTTGACTTTTAAGTCTACGACATTCAATGTTCAAGTACTCTAATATTGCTTCAATTTCTTGAAGTTGCCCAAATCTCACTTCTACAACACCAGGCATATTGGCAGCGGCCTTTTCTATATTTCCCGTTATACGGCATTCATATTTTGCTGCCTGTAATTCAGCTTCGTAATATTCTACAGCGTCGGGGATATTACTAATATCCTTAGAGATTTGAGTATACCAGTTCATTCTTCGTCTTCGTAAGAATCCCAGTCGTTTTCTTCATCAACTTCTTCTTCGACATCTTGATCGAGATAGAAATCTATAGCGTTATCTAAATCCTCATCAATACCGCTAGCACCAGCCATGACTTTATCACTAATGCCGTGGTCTGCTAATAGATCAACATAACGTTCTGCAAGTACATCTAAGACTTTTTTATCAACGTACTCTTTAAACAATAACCAGATATCACCAATTTGATTTTCATTCATGTTCTACAATTTCCCCAGTTTCAAGGTCGATGTTAGATTTTACATTAGGATTCTTAGCATAGTCTATCATGACTTTGTCCAATGCACCTTCTTCATTTCGCTCCCATTCTTTACGATAGAACTTGAGCTCTTCCGACCCAGCGTATTTAAGTCGATTGCCATCTTTTTGCAAGAATCCTTTGCCTTCGAAAAGGTCAACTAATCCACTATATGGATTCATACCTGTTTCATAAGGAATCTTAACCTGTACACTTTCAAATGGTTTTGCATAACGAGTTTTCATAACCTTACAGGCTGCACGAATGCCTCGAACTTCTGAGATCTTGTTGCCGTCTTCATCTTCTTTGAGCTTGAGTTTCTTCATAGCTACAACAATAGAACTAGCGTAAACAAAACCTTGTCCGCCACTAATTTTGTCATCTGGGTCAAACATATCCTGGCTAGCATAGGTATGATTTGTTGCTACCAGTCCCACGTTATACGATCCGAACATGTTGACACAATTACGAACTAGTGCGGTAAGAGCTTTAGGTTTACGACCCATGTCACCTTTTAGGTCACCTGCTTCGAATTGATTAACATCAGTCGGTGTTAACAACATACCTAAGCTATCTAGCACAAACAAAACTTTAGGACGTTCTGCCATTGCTTTGTATTCTTTCATAAACTCGTTAATAGTTTTAGCTACGTCATCAATCATAGCCATATTGAGTTTAAGAAGCTTATCTTCTGCGGTATCTACACCTAATGCTTTAAGCCATTCTTCGTCTAATGCATTTTCTGAGTCGATTAGGATTACATAGATTCCGTCTTTTTGTGCATTACGAACAAGATTTCCTGAGCAAATAAAACTCTTTCCTGCGCCAGATTCTCCAGCAAATACAGTAACCTTACCTAGCGGTACACCTTTGTGAAAGTCTCCCGAAATAAGATAGTTAAGAGCATAATTACCTGTCGATATCCAGTCTGTAGGATCATTAAAACCTACTCCTAGTCCGTCAATGCTTTTTGTTAATGTTTTTCTAAATTTTGATAAATCAAATGCCTTTGTTGCCATATAATATCCTTAAGAGAAGAGAACTCGGGCGCAAGGCCCGAGCCGTGTTACTTATTACTTGTTTCGATTACGAATCATAGCAAGGATATCTTCTGCCTTGCTACCGCCTGCGGCAGGTTTTGATTCTTCTGCTTTAGGAGCAGGTGCTGCCTTAGCGGCAGGTTGTTCCCATGGAGCTTCGTCATCATCGGCTACAACAGGAGCAGCCTTTGGAGCAGCCTTAACAGTATTAGGATCACCAGTAGCAGAACTCATACCTGCTGGCTTAAAGTATTGCCCCCAACGGTCCATATCAAACGGTTCGCCTGCAACAGAAGCTTCGAACATTTCTTTGATAACTTTAACTTCTACGTCTGAAGGCTTCTTAGGCAAGTAATCCTTAAGACTAAACAAACCATGTTGCTCTAAAGCGGCAGTTTCCGCATCGTCGAGCGGACGAGTACGGCGACTCCACTTGCTAGTAGAATAGTCAGCATAACCACCCTTTGAAGTTTTGATCAATTTAAAGTCAACACCGTTAACTGCGTCAGTTGGCAAGTCATCCATTTCTGGATCTAGCAATGCTCCACGGATAAGTTGGAAAATTTGTGGTCCGATAATAAATCTACGGATAGGATTTTCTGGACGTTCTTGTTCTTTCAAACCGTCTTCAACAACGTATCCTTGGAAGATGTATGAACGTTTCTTCCAGTACTTACGACCCATATCTTCTAAAGTAGGATCTTTGAACCAACCACGTACTTCGTTAAGGATAGGACAGCTTTCGCCATACATTTCCATACAAGGGACGTTGACAGTAACTTGTTTACTATCAGTCGAGTTCTTAACTCCAGGGAATGGCAATTTGATCATTGCACGTTCTACCCAGAAAAATGTGTTATCGGAATTTCCGTCAGGAAGAAAACGGACTGTTGATTCGGAACCTTCCTTTAAGTTCCAGAACGGATAAATGGAATTATCTCCACCTGTTCTGTTACCGTCGCCTGTTGAGCGTGTTTCTTGTTCCTTTAATTTTGCGCGAATTTCAGCTAATGATGCCATAATGAGCCTCCTAATAAATTTTAATAGCCTATTGTATTTGCCTTTATTTGTTTAGAACCTACTAAACAAAAAACGCATACATGTTATTGTATGCGTTTTTATTTATGTTTGCAAGAGAAATCTTGCTTAATTATGATTTATTTTAGCCGTTTATTGAAGTCTTGCGTTCAAAGCTTTAAACATCTCGGCAACACTAGCTTGTGGTTTTTGAAGACCGTGTTCAGTAATACCAGCCAATTGACGAAGGCGTTTTGATTCGTAAATGGCGCTTAGTTCTTTAATAACCGTTGATGCTAGTTCAGTAACATCTTCGCCAAATTGTTTTTCAACTGCTATCATTACACCAGTTTCACCTTTGGGGAAAGAACCAGTTTGCTCGTCGTACATAGATTTGATAAACTCAACTACTTCTTCTTGTTTACTACTCATCGAATCTTCTGCAAAAATAGTACCAACATCAACTTTAGCAAGTTTGGCTGCTTCTCTAATAGTTAAATCTTTGCCACTAAATCTAATAATAGTTTCTTGTGTCGCACCTGCTTGACGAGCTTTTTCTATAGCTCGCATAAATCTTTCTGCTACTGGTACACCTGGTTGAGGCTCAGCCGGTTCTGGTGTAGGTGCTGCCGGTGCCGCTGCCGGTGCAGGTGTAGGTGCAGGTGCTGCGCCTTTATCAAATTGAATTTGACTACTTAGATCGGTACCAGTTTCTTCATCTTTAGCTTTTAAATATTGTACAATGATGTCTCTAACATCACTTTCTGGATTTAATTCACTAACAAATTTTAACGCTTTTGTTAATTCTGGATCATCAATTACACCTTTTAGGCTTTGAATAACATTAGTACCATCGGCGCCGCCTGGTAATTCTTGACTCATTAATGCATTTAATTTTTGCAACGCTACACTTTGAGATTCTGGATTATTACTAAACAAATCATTGCTTTCTCCAACAATTTGATTTAAGTATGTTTCATAGTTAACAAGTTCGTCAATTTCTTTTACTGGATCGTATTGAGATTCTTCTTCAATATCTGTAAACAAATCACTAGGCATAATTTCTTTTACTGGGGCAACATTTTCACCAACTAGTTTAAAAATATATGGAAACACATTTTTTAATTCTTCATTAAAACTGCGAATAGTTAATCTATCTACCCAGTCACTAACTACGTCTTCTGGAATAAAAATTTCTTCTGGATCAGTCCATGACTCAGCAAATGATTTGTAATAATTTACATTTTGTAAACTATGAATTTCTTTTTTAACCTGATCAATACGTTCGTAAACTTTGCTATTGATTTCTCCCATAGCTTCGCTGACCATTTCATTACGATCAACATAGCCTTTAAACATGCGTAACTTGTTTAATTCTTCTGAAAGACCAATAATGTGTTGACCGATAGAATCGTAACTGTTACCACCGTGTGCAACGTGTTGTGCTAGTGCTCTAGCTCCGTTTAGATGCTTGTACGGATACTTAAATCTTTCTCCGTCTGCGTTTTCAACATAGATGCTGTCAATGTGCATTGTTCTACCAGCTGGTAGATCGTAGTTAACAGGTTTTGTATGTTTAACGATAAGTTTGGCTTCTCCCATATCTTGGAAACTTGTTTTGGAAGTGCCCCATAATTTGCTTTCACTCATTGCAGCTTCTCCGTGCTTGTTAGCTAGGTAGTTATAATCTCTTTTATCTAGATTTGATTTTGTAGTATCTCTTGCACTAAATTTCATTCTATGTTGTTTGGCAAATTCTCTAAGCTCTTTTAGAAAATTATACCAATGCTGTGTTATTCCGCTAGATCCTTGATCAGCAATGTCATTACTATAAATGACAACTAATCCATCATCTTCAGAAATATCTACAGTAACAGTTCCTAAATTTTGTCCTTTTTTAACAAAATCAAACTCGAAAAATCTAGCGTCTTTGGGAGTATCTGTTACAGTATTATTAGCATCGCCTAATTGGATTTGTGGAAATTGTGTTCTTAATTTCCCAAATAATTCTTCAGCAGTTGTTTCTAAATTTAGTTCCATAGTTATATTTATGCTAGGGTTGACGAAACATAAATGGGCATAGGCATTTCGTAATCTTCGTCATTAATTCCGTCATTAGTACTAAAGCTATCAAATACCCTTGCATCCCAGTCAGCTAATACCTGTGTCATACGTACAATTAACAGCATAGCACTGACTAAATCGTCAGGCTCTTCCATTTTACCTTGAAAACTTACACCCTGTGCTATAAAAGATTTTAGTTCAGTAATTAAAGGTTTACTGTTAATGGTCATTTTGTTTGATTCGATTAGGTATTTCAATCTAGCACAGGCACTAATTTTAGCTTTATGTGTAGTATTAAACCCTTTACGGAATTTGCGTACATGCCCTTTTCGTATAGGCTCACTGACAAACAACCCAGGAAACTGATCTTCACCTATGTCTTTAATACAAATTAAACCAGCTTCGCCAATGTTATTATTTTCAATACTCCAGTAAAGGCTGTTAC